CCAGTCGGTGACGTCGAGGACAAGGCCGTCGCGATCCTTGACGACTTCGGCGACGTCGAGCTTGATCCGGACCCAGCACCCGTCCCAGTCGTCCCACGTCGTCGCCGCCCAGTCCTGCCGGAACGCCCACGTGTCCTCGACGACGACATCCTTCGGAGCCTTCTTGACCCGCGCGCGGAGCCGCTTGAACTCCTCGGCGCGGTTCGCCAGTTCCGGTGGGAGTTTGGCGATCGTCCCCTTGAGGAACCCGGAGGCGAGATCGTGGATCGCCGCCCCGCGCTCGAGCGCCGCGCCCTTCGGCTCCGGGAGCTTGTCGAGCGCCGTCAGCTTGAACTTCAGCGGGCAGGCATCGTACGAGCCCCACCGGCTGAAGGACCAACTCTTCACGGGCTTCGTCGCCGCCGTCGGGAAAGCCATCGGTGAACTCCTATTCCAACCAATCGACGGTCGGCTGACCTTCGTGGCCGTGTTCCCAGACGTACCACGCGAACGGGATCATCCCGCCGCGATCGTCCTTGTTTACGTAGCCATCGACGCGGAACCTGTTGTGCGGGATCGCCAGGCGCGAACTGAAGACCCAGACCCGGGCGAGCGGAGTCGACTTGAACATCGCCCGGCGCCGCGTCCCCTCCAGGAACGAGAGGCGGGCGAGGATGGCGACCTTTCCGGTCGTCAGGCCCAGCGCCTTCGGGACGAACTGGTTGATCAGGTTGAACGGCGGGTTGGTGACGACGTTCGGCGCCCGCGGCTTTACCTGCGCGAGGAAGTCGACGCCGCCCACGCCGTACCCGCGGTCGACGAGGTCGGTGCTGACGACCTTGTACTTCGCCGCCTCGAGGACCTTCGACATCATCCCGTCGCCGCAGGCCGGCTCCCAGATCTTCCCGCGGAACTTCTCGACCAAGAGCAGCGCGAGCGTCCCGCGCGGCGGCGTCGGGTAGAAGTCGTTCGGATCGGCGGCCGTCGCGCCCGAACTCCGCGTCGCGGTGATGTGGACGAAGCCCTCGCGCTTGGTCACAGCAGGCACGCCCGCGCCGCGTCGGGAAAGCCATCTACTCGTCCCCTTCCGTGGGCTTTCGCCATATTACAACTCCTTTCTCATCGAACGTTTCCATCGACCCCCAGTTCACTTCGGAGAACGCACCTTCCGAATGCATAGGAACGTCGAACTCAAGCGACACCATAACGTCGCGTAGGCGTTCGTGGGCGATCGCCAAATCTTTGATGGGAACGCTGAGGACTAACTCGTCGTGGACTTGTAATATGATACGCCACGACGGATCTATGACCGCTGAAAAGCGAACAAGTGCTTCTTTCGTAGCGTCGGCGGATGAACCCTGGATCAGATAGTTAGTCATCTTGTAGTCGAACTTGAGCACGCGGCCGTTGTGTATTATCGGGTCTTCGCACGAGTACTCTCGGCAGCCCCAGGTCAGGAACGGCTGTTCGGCGACGGCCCGGGCCCTCATGTCGTCGTATATCGACTTGATGCCGGGGAGGACTTTCAGGTAAGCCTTCTTGAGCTCCTCCGCCGCTTCGTAGGTGATGTCGAGCCGCGCCGCGATAGCCGTCGCGCCGCCCCCGTATATGATCTGAAAACCGAGATTTTTTATAGGCTTTCGGGCGTAGTTCCGGTGGAGCATCTGGTTGATCATCTGTCGCGCGTACTCGTGCGGGTCGAGCCACGGGTCTTCCCGATAGCGTGCGAGGAGATCTCTGTCCTCGTAGTGGGCGAGGACGCGGAGCTCCTGGCCCTGGTAGTCGCGCCCGACCAGGACGTGCCCGGGGAACGGCGTGATGTAGCTTCGGCACAGCGGCAGAGCCGGGAGGTCCTTGATCGGACAGCGCGGGAGCTTCTTCTCCGTCGGGTCGTCGCCGAGGAAGATCGGCGCAAACTCCTTCGGGATGTTCTGGAAGTTCGGCGACGACGAGAGTCGGCCCGTCCGCGTACCGCCCTTGGCGCCGCCGCGGGTCTGGTTCCATGACGTGAAGATCAGGCCTCCGGACGCCTCGGCGGTCTCCAGCCACGACTCCATGAACGTCCCGAGGCACGTCTTAATCTGGGTCAGGTAGCGGAGCACCGCGGCGAGTGGGAGGTCGGCGACCCCGGCGGCGAGCGCCGCCTTATCCATCTTGACCTTACCGGTCTTCGTGATCCCCATCAGCGCCGGGTCCGCCGCGCCGACGCTGAGGAGCGCCGCGCAGAGTTGCTGGTCGGAGTCGAGGTTCACGTCCGGGCCGATCCCGAGCCGCTTCCGAAGCCACGTCTCGAGCCGGCCCATGACGCCGCGGTACTTCGCGACGTCCGCCCGGAGGCGCGCGACGTCGACCGGCACGCCGCGGCGCTCCATGTCGAGCAGCGCCGGCATCAGCCTCCGCTCGCGGTCGTAGGCGGGGAGCATCCCGCGCGCGACGATCGACGGGTAGAGCTTCTCGAAGAGGGCCTCCGTCCGGACGACGTCGCCGTTCGCGTACGGCCCGACGACCTCGGGCGGCGCGTATGCGATGTACTTCCCCGGCGGGTGCTTGGAGTTCGCGCCGCGCCCGATCCGGACGCCCTCGACCGGCTGCTCCGTCGTCAGCCAGTCGGCGACGGTGTCGCGCTCATCCGGGGCCATCCCGAGGAGGCGCTCCGCCGACGGCTTCAGCCCGAAGTCTCGGGCGTGGGGATCGTCCAAATATAGGGCGAAGACAGAATCGTGCCATTTATCCCAGGGTGGAGGTGCGATCCCGAAGTGCGTCTCGATACAATCGAGATCAAATTTTGCGCTGTGAAATAGTAGGCCGTCCTTTGCCGTGTCATATGCCTCTCGAACGGCGGCGACCGCATCTTCTCGGGTGCAGTTGTTCTTTCCGTTCTGGTGGTTGAAGGCGTAGTACTTTGACTTCTTTCCCCACTTCTTGATAGCCACGCCGACGATGTCCGGCGGGTAAGACGGCCGTCCCTCGATCCCAAAAGTTTCGCAGTCGATCGTCGTCGGTTTAGGATAACGCTGCTGCACGACGCGCCTCCCGAGCAAGACGGCGTTTTTTAGATTGCGAGTGCTCACCGCTCCGCCCTCTCCGCGTCGAGCTCGACGCGCGTCACCTGGGATCGAACGCGGGCGATTCGGGAGAGGAGCCTGTTGACGAACATCTTCCGGTTCTTCTCGCCGAGCTCGTCGGCGAGGAGTTCCCGGCAGGTCGGCTCGTCGGCGGTCCGCACGACCGCGTTGAGGCCGACCCAGTTCCGGAGAGCCTCGGCGCGGTCGCGCTTGTTCATGTCAGTACTTCTTCGCGGCTGCCGCCGGCTTCTTCGCCGCCGGCTTCTTCGCCGCCGGGCGGTTGCTGACCGGCGCGGCCGGGGCGCCGCGCCCTCCCCTCGCCGGCGGGCGGGCGTTCGCCTTCCCCGCCGACGCGGGCTCCCCGGCGTCGAGCGAGTACGGGAACTCGATGATCGCCGCCGCCTCCTTGTTCCGCGCCGAGATCGCGCCGAGGAGCGGCGTCGGGACGAGCCCGAGCGGCTCGAAGAAGAGCCGGATCTGGGTCTTCGGGTCGGGGACGAGCCGGACCTTGGTGAAGACGCCGAACGGCGGGCGCTTGAAGACCGCCGCCATCTGCTTGACGTAGCCGGCGTATCCCTTGACGCTCGTCACCGCGAGCTTGAGGTAGCCGAACGGCTGGGTCTGGAAGTCCGCCGGGTCATCGTAAGCCTGGAAGTTCCCGGCCTTGTCGAACGCCCCGGCGGAGAGCAGCGCCAGCCGGCGGGTGTTCCGGCACGCCTTCCCCCGCCCCTTGTCCGCTGTCGCCCACTCGTTCATCGGACAGCCGCGGCACGTCTCGTGCTGGGCCTGCCCAGCCTCGACGACCGACGGGTGCGGCGCCATCGTCGCCTCGTCGCGCCCGAACGCGAAGCAGAGCGGCGGCGACGGGTTGTTCGCGTCGAACTCGCCCTCGTAAAACACGTTCTCCATGACGGCGTCGGCGATCACGGCCGCCATCTGGTTGTCCGGCATCTGGACGTCGTTGAACGTCAGGATGCCGCCACGGGTCGAGAAGAACTGACCGCCCCCGGCGTTCGCCTCCATCCCGGCCGCGGCTTCCGCCTGCCGGGCGAGCTCCTCGTCCCACCTCATCACCTCGGTCCCCGCCGCCGGGGCGGACTCCGCCTTGGTCTTCCTGGCTGCCACGTGTCTCGCTCCTCGTATCCTGTTTCACGGCCGGCTCTTCGCCGGTCGGACACCCTACCGCGGATCGCGGCGGGCGTAAACGTCTATTTTTCTGCGGGGGGTTCCGCCTTGCCGCGATCACGCGGGGGCGGTCCGGCCGGCTTCTTGCCAGTCAGCAGGAATCGGTAGATGTCTCCGGCGATATATGGCGCGTGGTGGGGTTTCCCACCCGGCGCCGAAGCGATCCTTACGGCGAGGTCCAACGCCTTCAGCCGAAGCTCGACCAGGCGGTCTGAATTTCCGCCGAGGAAGGCGGTCTCGTCGGCCGCGGAATCGGCTTCGTCCTTCATGTCGTCGGCCACGACACGTCCTCCTTAAGTCCGAGCGCGTCGCGCTCGTTCCGCGCCCGTGCGAGTCCGCGCCCGGCGATTTCGTATTCGCGCTCGGCGACCTTCACCCGCAGCTCGGCGACTTCGCGGTTCCGCCCGCGGACGGCGTCGGCGTAGATCAGCCGCAGCACCTTCAGGCAGTGGGTCAGGTCGGCGATCGTCATGTCCTCGAGCGGCGTCGTCAGCGGGTCGATCGGCCGCCTCGCCGCCGTCGGGACCTCCCCGTATCCTCCGCGTGTGTCGGCGCGGAGGTCCATGGCTTCTTTCTCGGTCACGTCGGTGTCTCCTTGTTGGCGGTTCTACAACGGTATTTTATCAAACTGAGTCTTTGCGGCGGTGATCAGCGCTTCGCCGATGGCCGTCGCGACTTCCGGAGAAACGCGGATCACCACGGCGACCGTCTTCGTCTCTACGCCGATTGTCACGTCAATCGCGCCGACGTCCTGCGCATCGATGTGGACGGATGATCCCTTGAGACCTTCGAAGTCGGTATATAATGAGTATGCCATTCCCTACGCCTTCGCCACGCTCAGCGAGACGATCGTAAACGGCTCGACGCCGGGGACGACCTTCTTCGCGTCCCAGAGCTCGCCGATCGCGGCCTCGTTGAGGCGACGCTGGAGGAGGTCCGGGCGCTTGACCTTGAGGACGTAGGCGTTGAAGAGCGCCCAGTCCTTGACCTGGGCGACGACCCGGGTCCGGCGGGTGACGCGCGCGACCTTCCCGGCGACGCCCGTCGAATCGGCGGCGGAGATGCTGTTGATCAGGTGCTCGGCGACGAACTTCTCCCGCTCGCCGATCGCCGCCGCGACCTTCTCCGCCGCGAGCCGCTCGTCGCGGAGCGAGGCGTAGAGGTCGGCACAGGCGCCGAGGGTCTTCGGCAACTTGACGAGGGGCGGCGGCTCGGCCGCCGGGTCGGGTTTTTTGGCCACTTCAGTCTCCTTTGTTGATCCTGCCCCAGCACTCCGGGCCGATACCGCGATCCACGCTCTCCGGCGTCGTCAGCGCGCGGCCGCACCTCCCGCACCGACCCTCGTGGCGGACCTCGAGCCCCGCCGGCATCGCGCCGTCGCGGAGGACGCGGTCGCAGAAGAACTTCGCGGCGAGGAAGACCGCGGAGTTCGCCTGGAGCTTCGACTTCGCCGTCCGGCGGAGGTTCAGCGCGTCCCCCGCCACGTCGACGACGCCGAGATAGGTGTAGTCCGCGTCGTTGTCCGGCCCGGTCAGCCACGAGACGAAGTAGGTGTTGATCGTCGAGGTCCGCCCCTTCTGCGCGTGGCGGAACCTGTAGGTGTAGCGCGCGCCGGTCCGCGCCGACGAGAGGGTGACCCGGGCGTTCCCCGCGAGGGCGAAGCGCCGGGCCGACTCCGCGGTCTCGAGGCGGGCGGGGGTGACGCGGCTGATGCTCGTGATGTCTTCGATTTCGTAGGTCATCTGCGTCTCTCCGGTTCCGATGAAGATACCTTACCCCGCCGCCGCTGTTGGTGGGTCAGCTAGTAAGGCAGCTATCAACGATAATCCAAGGGCCAAAGCGGCTGTGGTCGCTAGAGGCATTCACCTCGCTCTCAATGCGCTGGCAGGACTCGTTCTCGTGAGAAATCGTCTTGAAACTGATCTTGGTCGAGAGAGTAAGACGGAGGCCGTCGGCATTTTTGAGGGTGATCTGAAGGTTATTCATTGTCTCGTGCTCCGGTTTCGATAAAGACACCCTACGCCGCCGCCGCGCCGCTGTAAATAGTTATTTTCAACCTCAGCGGTATTTCCCCCCGCGCGCCCGGCGGAGCGCGGCGTTCACGATCCCTTCCGGGCCGGGATCGGCGAGGACGACGATGTCGTCCCAGCGCGCGGCGAAGAGGTCGCCGCCGTCGGCGCGGACGATGATGTTGTTCGCGCCGCGGACCTCGTGGACGGCGCCGAGCCGACGCCCGGCGGCGTGGGGGTCGGAGCCCGGGCGCACGCGCACCCGGTCCCCCTTCTTCAGGACGTCGAAGTTCACGACGCGACCTTCGCGGCCTTGCGCTTCCCGTCGGCGCGGTGCCATGCGACGTGCCACTTCTTCGAGTCGGCCATCGAGAACTCGGACTTGACGACGGCCCACGTCTCCTCGTTGGTCTTGCCGGCGGCGAAGAGCTCGCGGCAGCGGCTGGCGACCGTCGGCGCCTTGATCTTCGCCGGCCGACCGACGACCGGCGCCGGGCTCGGCTCGGTCACGGCCTTCGCCTTGGAAGCGGCGGCGATCCGCGCGGTGGCGTCGGCGGTCGCCTTCTTCGCCGCGGCCTTCGCGACCTCGGCGACGGAGCCGTGGCCGTTGACCTTCGCGGGGGCGGCGACGATCGGAGCGGGCGCCTCGACGACCTTCGGCGCGGCGGCGCGAACCGCCTCGGCGAGCCGGTTCACGCGCTTGATCCCGTCGACTCGCGTCGCGAACCGCTTCGTCTCCGGGACCTTCGCGGCCGGCGCGAGCAGGTTGTGGACTTCGACGAGGGCCTTCGGCGCGAGGAGCTCGATCTGCGAGAGCGGCATCGCGGCGGCCTGGGCGAGGGTAAACATCTGAGCGGTTCCTTCCGGGTGGTGGGCGATGAAGTGAACCTACGCCCGCCGCGCCCGGTTGTAAATAGACAATTTCAACCGGGCGCGAAGTTTTTTCAGCAGGGCGTACCGGGCTTCTTCGCGATCGGGACGCCGCCGCCCTGCTTGAACACCGAGAAGGCGATGTAGGTCGCCGCCGTATACCCCTGTTCGCCAAGGAAGCAACAGCGCGTCGCCAGGCCGTAGTCGATCAGATCGTCTCTAGCGCCCTTCGAGACTATATTTCCATCCCAGACCGGACCCTGAAAGAGAAGTTGGCGGAGAACTTCGCGCTGACCTGAGTCCAGTCCATCCCACGCGACCGAGCCGTATGTAAAGTATCCTTCGTCAGTCTGCATCTTCGCGAGGGCGTCCGCTACCTGATCCTTCTTCACGACTCCTTCTCCAGCGTCGCGACGAGCCGGGCGCCGTACCACGCGGCCTTCGCCGCGTCCTCCGCGGCGTCTCCCTTGAGGCCGAGGCGCCACTGGTACTTGACGACCTGGCCGCGGAGCCAGGCGACGAAGCCCTCGCGGCCGAGCATCGCCTCGATGGCGTCGACGCACTCGACCCCGCCCTGGGTGTAGTGGGGCGGGTGATCTACCATGTCGACTGGCTTGACGACGTCAAGTTTCACCTCTACGCGCCTCATATCTCAGTCCTCCCCCAGCCCTAAGGTCTTGCCGCCTTCGCCGTCCGGAGCCGCTTCCTGCGCGGCGGTCTCGGCCGCTTCGATCGCCGCCTTCCGCGCTTCGCACGCAGCCTCGGCTTCCTCGATCGTGGCGAACTCGAGGAGCTCGTCCCTGCCGCTCGGGTCGAGGCCCCGGAGCTTCGCCACGGCGCGGCGGCCAACGATGGCGCAGCACGCGATCTCCATCGCTTCGTTATCGTCGAGGGTCTCGGCGAGGTCGATCGCTGAGGCGGCGGAGTTCTCGCCGTCGCCGAGTTCGCAGAACCACTCCGGCTCGACCAGCGTCCGCGGGTCGAAGCGCAGCGCCCATAGGCCGTCGGACCGCGAGACCCACTCGCCGAGCCGGATCGACTTTCCATCGATCTCAACCTCGACGAATGACTTAGGCGACTCCGGGCCGGGGCCGCCGTCGAATACGATGTCAACCAGTTTCGTCATCTCACTTCTCCCTATTCACACTTCGACCAGCCGCACTCCAGGCACGTCCGGCAGCCCTCGGCGGCGAAGACCGCCGGGCGAGCGCAGCGCGGGCACGTCACGCCAAGGTTCACCACGTCCGGGCGACCATCTGCCGCTTTCCCGATAACCGGCTTCGGCGCCGTTTCTGGCCCTTCGGTCGTCGTCCCCTCCCCCCGCGCGTGCCGCTCGAGGACGTCGCCGATCGCGGCGACGAGCGACGGCACGTACTTCCCCCGCTCCCAGTGCCCGCCGCGCGGGTCGTGTATGCGCTTGAGCTCCTCGGCGACGAAACCGATGTCGCCGCCGCGGCGGTAGACCGCGGAGACCATCCTTGTGAGTGCCACGACCCAGGCGTATGATTCGAAGTCGGCGGAGTTGACGAAGACTTCGAACGGCCGGCGCGCGCCGCCCGGGTCGACCGCGTCGTTCACCGTCACGTAGAACGCGTGCTCGGACCCGGGCCAGCGGAGTTTGTACGTCGCGCCGGCCAGTTTCTCGGCGCGGGGCGGGGGAGGCTTCTGGAAGTCCGCGACCACGTCGTCGACGATCTTCTTGATCGCCGTCTCGTCGAGCGTCAGCTTGTCGATGACTTTCGCCGGTTGGCCCGCCACCGAATCGACCTTAGGCGCCTCGTCCGCCGTCAGCACGGACCCGGTCGTCGCGTTCGGCCGGAACGTCGTGATCCCCTTGCACCCCGACCGCCACGCGTCGAGGTAGACGCCCTCGAAGTCCTCGAAGGAGATGTCGGCCGGGACGTTGACCGTCTTGCTAACGGCGCTGTCGACGTGCTTCTGGACCGCCGCCTGCATCCTCACGTGCTCGGCCGGCGAGAGGTCCTGGGCGGTGACGAACTCCGGCGGCGGTCGCCAGCCGATCTCGCCCGCGCCGATCCACGGTTCGTTCCGGTGGAGTCCGTCCCAGACCCGCAGCGCGTGGTCGACGACGCGCTCCTCGCGCCGCGAGCCATCGGGCTGGAGGACCTTCCGCGTGTAGGAACCGGCGAAGATCGGCTCGATTCCGGATGAGACGTTGTTCGCCATCAGGCTGATGGTCCCGGTCGGCGCGATCGAGAGGAGGAGGCCGTTGCGGAGGCCGGTCCGCTCGTAGGCGTCGCGGGCCTCGCGACTGAGCTCTTGGATCACCTTACCCGCCGGCCCTTCGCAGTGCCGGACGCGGTCCCAGAGCGGAAATGCCCCCTTCTCCGCGGCGAGGTCAATCGACGCCTCATAGGCCCAGCACGCGATCGCGTACTGATAGCTCTCAGCCCACAACGCGGCCTCCGGCGAGCCGTAGCGGAGGCCGACCATCAGCAGCGCGTCGGCGAGGCCGGTGACGCCGAGGCCGACTTCGCGGGCGTCTTTCGCGCGGACTTCCTGCGCCGGGAGCGGGTAGCCGGAGACGTCGATCACGTCGTCGAGGAAGCGGATCGCGGTCCGCGTGAGAGACTTCAGTGATGCGACATCGAGCCGCGACGACGGGCCGTACGGGTCGAGGACGAGCGCCGCGAGGTTGATCGAACCGAGGCAGCACGACGCGTAAGGCGCGAGCGGCTTCTCGCCGCACGGATTCGTCGCCGCGATCGTGTCGACGTAGTTGAGCGGGTGTTCCCGATTGACGCGGTCGATGAACACGACGCCGGGCTCCGCCGCGTCGTAGGTCGCCCGCATAATCTTCGCCCAGAGGTCGCGGGCGCGGACGGTCTTGTAGACTTTCCCATCGAAGAAGAGGTCGTGCGGCCCGTCCGCTTCGACCGCCGCCATGAACGCGTCGGTTACGGCGACCGAGACGTTGAAGTTCCTGAGCTCCCGCGCGTCGCGCTTCGCCTCTATGAACTCCTCGATCGACGGATGGTCGACGCGCATCATCGCCATCATCGCGCCGCGGCGCGTCCCGGCGGACATGATGGTCTTGCACATCGCGTCCCAGACCCGCATGAAGGAGACCGGGCCGGAGCTCGTCGAGTCGACGCCGCGGACCGGCGCCCCGGTCGGGCGGAGCGTCGAGAAATCCATCCCGATCCCGCCGCCCTGCTGGAGGGTCATCGCCGCCTCCTTGAGGTGGTCGAAGATCCCGTCGAGCGAATCGGGGATCGTCCCGAGGACATAGCAGTTCATGAGGGTGACGCGGCGCCCGGTCCCGGCGCCCGCCACGATCCGGCCGGCGGGGAGGAAGCGGAAGCCGCGCATCGCCTCGTAGAACTCGTTATTCCAAAAACGCCTGATTTCCCCTTCCGACTCTGCCGCAGCGACTGCCATCGCGACGCGGCCCCAAGTATGTTCGATCGTCGTGTCGACGGGTGCCCCGTCGGGCCGTCGGAACTGGTACTTGCCCTCCCACGCGCGGACGGAGGCGGGGGCGAGGTCTTCCTGGGTCAGGAGTCGGCGGTCGGTCATGGTGTTCCCTTCTTCGGCAGCAGCGGACGGCGCGGGCAGCGGCAGTACTCGACGGCGCAGTGGGACAGGCCGAGGTCGTCGGCGTAGCAGAGGTGCGCGAGTTCGCTCGCGAAGATCACGGAGTCCCGCAGCGCCTCGACGTAGTCCGCGAGCGCGAGGAGCGTCGCGCGCGGGACCATCACGACGGCCGGACCCTCCGCCGCCCGGGTGTAAGCCACGGTTTCGGCCCAGCCGGGCGGCGGGGCGCTCACGGCGCGAAGCCGACGAGCGCGTTGAGGAAGGCGAGGAGCGGCGTCTTCGAGGTCGGGACCTCGACCTCCTCGATCTGCGTGTCGGCGAACGGGCGGAGGCCGTGCTTCACCGACAACTCGCGCCTGATCCTCGCCGCGTCGCCCTGGGAGCCGGCGAAGGCGACGTGCTCGCTGCCGTCAGGGTTCGCGCCGACGATCCGGTACGCCCTCACGACGCGACCTCCGCGGCGGACTGGGCGAGGATGCCTTTGATCGCCGCGGCGACGTCGGTGGTCAGCGACTTGAGGTACCGGGCGGCGTCTTTGTTGTTCCCGGCGGTCTTCGCGTCGGCCTCGCGCTCGGCGCCGAGCGCCTTGACGATCCGGACGGCGTCCCTGACCGCCCCGGCGCGGGCGGCGGAGACGGACTTCTCGACGAGGGCGGCGACCTTCGGGTCGTCGGTGAGTTTGGCCATAGTGTGCTCCTTATATATTAGGGTAGCGGCCGGAGGGGTTCGCGCCTCCGGCCGCCGGGACATGGGTGCTCTGGTCGGGGCGCGGTCACATGGCTGCCTCCTGCGTGGCGGTGCGGCGCCGGCTTCCAGGTCCCGGCGGTCGTCCGATCGGCGGCGACGCTACCGCGTTCCGGCGCGGTTGTAAACGGGCTATTTTCGAAAATAACTATTTACAGCGGCGGGGCGGCGGGGTAAGGTGTTCTCGTTAGCAAGGAGACGCCGCGATGTTCGGATCTGAGACGCCTACCATCCTTCTCGAGGCGATGCGCCGTCGCACCGAGGCCGGACTCGCGCTGCGGGTCACCTTCAACGACGGCTCGCCGGGCTTCACGAAGTACTGCCTCGACGCGACGCAGCGCGACGAGACCGCGGCGCGGTTTGCGGCGAACCGGAGAGTCGCGTCGGTCACGGTCCTGTGAACCCGCCCCTCACCCGGAGCCGCGTCCTCGACGAGTACCAGCTCATCGTCCGCCTACCGCAATCCGTCGGTTTCGGCTGGTTCCTTCGCGGCGAAGACGTCACCGGGATCGTCATCGACCTGATCGCCGAGGGCGCACTCGAGTCCCGGGCCGGACGGTTCGGGGGCGTACTCGAGTCCCGGGCCGGACGGTTCTGGGGTCCCCATCTTCTCGTGGGGAAGGAAAATACATGAACGCCCTCGTCATCCTCGGCGCGGCGACCCTCGCGCTCGTCGCGGTCGCCGACGCGGCCCCGCCGCCGGTCGGTTCGGACGACTGGAAGATCATGGAGCCGTACGCGCGCTGGGTCGCGACGCGGCACGACGCCTCCGGCCGGTGGTGCTGCGACGTCGCCGACGGAAGGCCGGTCGACGCGCGGATCGCGACGGGCGCCGACCCTGACGGCGTCGAGCGGACCCACTGGGCGGCGCGCGTGACGCCGGGCCACTTCGACGGCGAGCGCGACCGCTGGGTGATGGTGCCGGACGAGAAGGTGCTGCGGGAGGCGAACCCGACCGGGTCCGCGGTCCTGTGGATGTACAACGGACGGGTCCAGTGCTTCGCGCCGCCGGACGGGGGTTAGGGGGATGGGAATCGTGAACGACCTGAAGAACGCCGGGACGATGATCGGCGCGACGGTCGCCGAACTCCGCGCGGGAGGCGTCCATCCGATCACCGTCGCGGCGGCGCTGATGGCGGAGGCAGGGGCGCTCTACCGCGAGGCGATGCCGCACGAGGCCGACCGCCGCGCCGCGATAGGACACGCGGCGGAGGTCATGATCACCGGGCGGCCGCAGCCGATCCGGTTTCCGGACGGGGGCTGAAGTTGTGATCCGCGAAGACCCGCGCGGGGAAGCCGCCGCGCTCCGCCGCGCGGTCGGGCCGACGGCGCCGACGACGGACCGAGAGCGGCGGAGCGAGGACTTCCGGGCGAGGGCGTGGAACTGGATAAAAGGAATGATATCGTGATAATTTTCATCGTCATCGCCCTGTTGTTTATCGCGGTCACCGCGTCGGCGGCGAACAACCGCCGCAGCGCCGAGGCCTTCGAGCGCCTCGCGCCGCCCGCCGAGAAGCGGCGGCCTAACGGGTTCGAGATGATTCTCGGCGCGTTCTTCTTCCTCGTCGCTCTGGCCCTGTTCGCCGTCGCCGCGATCTTAACCGCCGCGGTCTTCAGCCACTAATACTTCTTCTTCCGCGCCTTCCCCGCCCCGATCGGCGTCACGCCCGGCCGGGGCGGCGCCGCGCCGGGGGACTCGGCGGCCGGGTCGTCGAGGTGCCGGTGGACCTCGAGGAGCGGCGCCGAGGCCCAGCGGGCGACGTCCCGGACGGCGTAGTACCGCGCGAGCGGCTCGCCCTTGCGGCGGACCGGCAGCCCCTTGTTGACCTGCGCCAGCCCCGCCGCCTTGAGCGCGGTGTACAGCGGCGTCCGGACGCGGTCCTCGTTCGCGCCGATCGCCCCGGCGCAGAGGGACCGGAGGAGGTCGAAGGTGACGAGGTCCCCAGGGACCGGCGCGCCGCCGGGGAGGCGGAGGACGTCGCCGGGGTGGGCGACGAGGTCGGCGACCCAGCGGTCGACGTCGGACCGCGCGAGGTCGGTCATCCGGACCTTGCCCTCGGTCATCGGCGCGCGGCCGTGGGGCGCGAAGCGGGAGAGGTCGCGCTTCAGCATCCAGGCGAAGATCGCCGCGGCGCCGCCCCCGGCGACCCACCCGCGGTAGCGGGTGAACCACTCCTCGGAGAAGAACGCCGACTTCGGGACCTCGACGATGTAGAATCGCCGGTCGTGCTCCTCGAGTCGGAACGCGGCGGGGTTGTTCGTCGTGAACCCCCAGTTGATCGTGTCGCGGAGGGTGTACGCGGTCTGGTTCTTGATCTCGACCCGGACCCGCTCCTGGGTCACCCGGAGCTTCGCCATATCGTGGGTCTCGCGCTTGTCCGTCGTCCCCGAGATGTCGTCGGCGAGGATGAAGGTCTTGCCGCGCGCCCATTCGTTGAACTTGCCGTCGACGAGCAGCTTCTGGTCGATGACGGAGTAGTTCTCCGCGCCGTGGATCGCGCCGAGGGTGCGGAAGAACTCGGTCTTGCCGATCCCCTGGAATAGACTGAAGATGACGACCGCGGTCGTGAGCTTCGCGCCGGGGTGCTGGAGCGGGTAGGCGGACCAGTCGAGGACCCAGTCCACCGCGCCGGGCTCGACGAAGAGGCAGCGGCAGAGGTCGAGGAACGGCGAGACGTCGCCCTCCTTCGGCTCGACGCCCCAGCCGGTCCAGGTGTTGAACTCGTCATCTCCCCCGCGTCCCGCGACGACGCCGAGGGTCCGCTTCCCCGGCTCGTAGGCGAGGCGGGCGACGGCGCGGCGCATCGGCCAGCGGAGCCAGTCGTCGCCGAGCGACACCGCCTTCGGCACGACGAGCCCGGCGTCGGTGACGGTGTTCTTGACGACCGACTCGGTGAACCAGTGACGGAAGGTCTCGAGTCGATACGGCAGCCCGGTCCGGGCGTCGACAACCTCGTCGAGCTCGCGGACGTAGGCGTAGGCGTCGTTCGTCGCCCAGAGCCGGCGGGCGAGGGTGATCGGCCGCGCCGCGGTGACGTCGGCGAGGAGGTAGCGGAGGTCGTCGGCGGGGCGGGCGAGGAGGAAGTCGTCGAGGCCGACCTTCTTCCCCTCCTCGCCCTCGGGGAGGATCAGGACGCGGACCTTTGCCCCGCGGTCGCGGAGGAGGTCGGCGAGGCGGCGGAGGGCGCCGCAGACATGCTCGTTCCGCGCGGCGTCGGAATCGTAGCAGATGACCGCGTCGCGCCGCTCCCAGGCGACCGCCTCGAGGTCGGGGATGAGCCTCTCTCCGAGCGCCTTCGACTGGTAGGAGTCGACGCCGCCGAGGGCGATCGTCGGGAAGCCGTCCTTCGTCGCCTTCGCCGCCTTAAGCTCGCCCTCGGTGATCAGGAGCTGGCGGGTATGGTCCCCGAGGATCGCGCTCCAGTCCGGCCCGACTGGGAAGTAGGCGCAGACGCCGGAGTCGGCCGGCTGGACGTACTTCGGGAAGCCCTCAGGGAGCGGGACGGGGAGGCGGAGGGCGCGGAGGCGGAAGAACTCCGGCCAGCCCGGGGCGGCGCGGGACGGCCGCCCGGCGGGGTCGTAGTAGGGTATCCTGAGGCTCGGCATCGGGTGGGCGGAGGGGCAGAGCGCGTTCGCCTCGGCGGCGGAGAGGGCCGTCATCCTCAGGCGCGCGCCGTCGGCGATGGTGAGACCGGACGAGGCGAGCTTCTCGGCGAGGAGCGCCGGGAGGTCGTCGGCCGGGGCGAAGCCGGCTTGTCTGGGTCGGCGGCGGAGGCTCACGGCTCACTCCGCGTCGGTCAGCGGGGATTGGTCGGTCATGTCGCCTCCTGCGCGCACGTCAGCGCGAGGCGGCCGAGGCCCGTCAGTTGAATGCCATCGCTGTGATCATAGACCAGACCACTTTTTATCCCGATATCGGACTCAAACACGGCGACCTCACTACTCCACGTATCGACGAAGAACCTCGCCAGCACCCCGGTCAGTCGCTCCCGCTCCGCCATCTCCTGCGGCGTCAGGCAGGGGGAGGCGTACCTGTAACCCGCGATAGCCGCTTCCTCGCAGGACATGACGCGGCCGCCGATATCCCACCAGTCGGAGCAGTAACGCGCCGGCAGCCACACGGTGCCTCTGCACGCGGATAGCCAATGATGGCTCCCGTAGATCGTGCCTTTCGGCGGTTCGCACGTCGCGGCAGGCGGGGGAGTTGTCATGGTGTGGCCTTTAACGACGATGGTAGAGGGTACGGATCGTTCTTTCCGTCCGATTCGTTCCAGCAAACAGTTTCGCCCGCTTTGGTTTTTTCGGCGTCTCCAAGAAACTTGGCTGTGTCAGGGAACCGCGCGCGCAGAACCTTTATCAGTGTTGATCCAGACCACAGATCGAACGTCGTGATTTTCTGACCGGCGTAGACGGATGGTGCGATGTATTCGATGTCGAAGCGACGCCCGGCCATGCCGCGAAAGCTGCCAGTCGTTCTGTTGCCGGGGGTATAGACATGGCCGTCAATGATCGTCATTTTTGTATGCTCTTTCTCCATCTTTGTCAGCGTGGGGTCCAGTGGCGCGCAGGTTCCAACGATTGTCTGGGTCACGGCCACACCGCGCGGAGGACGACGATCGCGGCGAACCAGAGCGCGAAGGCCGCGAACGCGGCCAGCGGCGAGAGGATGAAGACGGCGGAGCCGAGGCGGCGGGGAGGGACGGCGTGATGGGTTGACACGGTGACGAGCTCCTTTGTTGTTATACTTACCCCGCGACGGTCTCAGCTCCGTCGCTCTGCCCGCCGCGCCCCAGCGCGCGACTCGGTCTGAACTCGACGCCCCCCGGCCCGCGGTCTTGCTGAGAGACGCCGCCGGGCGGAGCCAACCACCGGACTGGCCGGACGCCGCGCCTGGAAGCGACGAGCGTCGGCGAGACGGGAGGCGCCGAGGGAGACGACGCTACGCCGGATCGCGGCGGCTGTAAATAGGCTGATTTTCGCGTTATCTGTAGGCTTTGACTTGGTTATAATCTATAACAAAACAGCTTCACCGGACCTGTTACGGGTGCCTGTTACGGGTCGACGGAGCCTGTAACAGGTGCCTGTAACTTTGAGGTTACGGGCGAGCTGTAACGGGGTCAGTAACGCCGACCCGTAACCGACGCTCGACGCCGCGCCGCGCCTCGGTTTTCGGCCTATTAAGTTACAGCTGTTACTACTCTTTTATATATTAGAATTTAAAAGAAAGAGTGATATCTGAGATATCAGAAGTGATATATAAGATATCAGTATAGGGGGGTAACGGGGGCGAATAGGAAATCGGCTGTAACCTGTAACAGGTGAGCGCCCTCCGCCGTGCGCGGCGGATGTTAGCGGCGGCCCCGCTGGTCGGTCGTTCACCTCCCGTTGGAAAATTAGGGGGTTTACTTTCCGGCCGGGGCGCCGTATACGCCGTCCCCAGCCCGCGGACCCCGCGAGCGCCAGTCGTGATGCAGCCGGGCCGAGCGTTGACCAGCCGATGGTTTGAGAGCACGAGAGCACACTGGAAGGCGGCGGGTCCGACGACGATGGAGGCCACGAGTTGAGTTCGACGCATCCGGCCCCCGCCGTCGACACGTTTACAACTCTCGCCGTCGGCGGGGGGAGCGATAGCGGTAACCAACAATGGTTCGTAGCGCAGATAAACCCGTCGCTGGTCGTTTTGATCGTCAGGGTGATCCAATCACTTCACTTCAGGTGCCTCGACTTCACATATCTCCAGCCGAGGCCGCGGAAGAAGCCCGTCGAACGCCGCTGGCTCCCGGGGTATCTCTTCATCAAGTTCGACCCCGACTTCGACCCGTGGGAACCCCTGCTCGACGTCCCCGGATTGACCCGCCTGCTCGGCGACACGCCCTCCCGGCCGGTATCCGTCGCCCCCGGCGAGTTGGACCGCCTGGCGGGCATCCTAGGGGCTCAGAAGGGTGTCCTGGACGCGGCCCGCCGGCCTTCGATCGCCACCGGGGACGCCGTGAAGATCTGCCTCGGCCCCTACGCCTCGTTCCAGGCGATCTGCCTGCGCTGCGTCAAGGGTAAGATCACCGTCGAAGGGACCATCTTCGGGAGGCGATTCACCACAACCCTGGCCCTCGGCGCGGTCGAGCCGGCCTGACCGAGGCCACCGATGCGAGTGAAGGCCGCCCCGATCGTCGACCACGAGGGGCTCACGCCGACGCAGCGGAAGTTCGCCGACGCTTTCCTCACCCACTGCAACGCGGCGCGGGCCGGGCGCGAGGCGGGCGTCTCACAGGCGCAGGTGAACAGGCTCCTCGCCGACGGCCTCGTGATCGGGGTGATGGCGAAGGAGTTCCAGCGGCGGACCGCCGAGAGCGGCTTCACCGTGGACAACGTCCTCCGCCACCTCGCCTGGATCGCCCGCGGCGACCTCCGGACGATCTTCCGGCCCGACGGGACGCTGAAGTCGCCGCTGGAGTGGGACGACGCCGCCGCGGCGTGCGTCGCGAAGATCGAGGTCGACGTCGTCACGACCCAGGCGGACCCGGACGACCCGAGTTCGAAGACCGTCACCGTCCACTCGATGAAGGTCACGCGGTGGGACCCGCTCCGGGCGCTGGAGATGCTCGGGAAGTGGCACCGGATGTTCAGCGATGCTTCAGACGCGCCCAAGCCGCCGCGCTCCGCGCTCCCGGCGCCGCCGGGGATCTCCACCCTGGACCCGGTCGAGGCGTCGAGGGCCTACCGCAAGTTGATCGAGGGTTGAAGTGTCGCGACGGTTCCTGGACAGCGTGGTGGCGATGACCTGCCTGACGACGGCCATCGTCGCCGCCGTCTCGTTCGTCGCCGGGTTTTTCGCGTATCCGTGGGTGTTCCGCTGATGGACGAGATCGACTGGAGTGACCCTGACTACGCCGCGGTGTTCCGGCGCCGCGCCGAGCGCCTGGCGCGGATGCGCGCCGACCCCGACCTGCTGCCCGGGCTTAGGGCGTTCTACCGCGGCCACATAGCGCAGTTCATCACCGACTGGGGCTGCACGACCGACCCGCGGCTCGTCGAGCGCGGCCTCCCGGCCCTCGTGCCGTTCGTCCTCTTCCCCCGACAAAAGGAATGGGTTGGGTATCTCCTCGACCACTGGCGCCGGGGGCGGGACTTCCTCACCGAGAAGTCGCGCGACATGGGGATGTCCTGGCTCGCGGTCGGGTGCGCCGCGACGCTCTGCCTTTTCGAGGACGGCATGGCCGTGGGCTTCGGGTCGCGCAAGGAGGAATACGTCGACCGGATCGGCAGCCCGAAGTCGCTGTTCCACAAGTGCCGCGAGTTCGTGCGCCTGCTCCCCCGCGAGTTCCGCGGCGGCTGGGACCCGCGCCGCGACGCGCCGCACATGCGGATCAACTTCCCCGACACCGGCAGCCACATCAGCGGCGAGGCCGGATCGAACATCGGCCGCGGCGACCGCACCGGCATCTACTTCGTGGACGAAGGCGCCTACCTTGAGCAGCCGGAGCTCGTCGAGCTCTCGCTCAGCCAGACGACCAACTGCCGGGTGGACATTTCCAGCGCCAACGGGATGGCCAACCCATTCGCCCAGAAACGCCACTCCGGGAAGGTCGACGTCTTCACCTACCACTGGCGCGACGACCCGCGCAAGAGCCAAGCGTGGTACGACCGGGAGGTCGCCGACCTCGACCCGGTGATCGTCGCCCAGGAGATCGACATCGACTACCAGGCGAGCTCGGAGGGTCAGCTGATCCCCGCCGCCTGGGTCCAGGCCGCTGTGGACCTCCACGTCAGGCTCAACTTCGCCCCCACCGGGGCGAAGACCGCGTCCCTGGACGTGGCGGACGAGGGCCGGGACCGGAACGCCTTCCTCGGCGCGCGCGGGCCGCTTGTCGAAGTCCTGGAGGAGTGGGCCGGGATCGGCTCCGATATCTTCGCGACGACGCAGCGAGCCTTCAAGCTGTGCGACGACGGCGGGTACGCGCTCCTCCGCTACGACGCCGACGGCCTCGGCGCCGGGGTCCGCGGCGACGCCCGGATCATCAACGGTCACCGCGACCGGAAGAAGCAGCTCCTCGTCCGCGCGTTCCGCGGCTCCGAGGCCGTCGAGGAGCCGGAGAAGGAGGACGTGAGGGGCCGGGCCAACGAAGACTTCTTCGCCAACCGCAAGGCGCAGGCGTGGTGGTCTCTCCGGGCGCGATTCCAGAACGCCCACCGCGCCGTCCACGACGGGGTCGTAATGTCGCACGACGACCTGATCTCCCTGCCGTCCGGCCTCCCGCTCCTCGGGCGCCTGACGGTTGAACTCTCCCAGCCGACGTACCACCTCAACCCGGTCGGGAAGGTGATCGTCGACAAGACGCCAGACGGCGTGAAGTCGCCGAACCTCGCGGATGCCCTCATGATTCAGTTCTCCGGCCACCGGCGCCGCGGCGTGGCGGTCACGGCCGCCGCCCTCGGGCGCATGACGGTCGCCGGGCTGGCGCGCGGGCAGCGGCGGGCCGCGTGAAAAAGGCGAAACGGAAGCGCGAAGAGGCGCGGCGCCTGCTCGACGAGGCCGCCCGCCGCGCCGAAGCGACGCTCGCCGAGATCGGGGCGATTCCGAAGCCGCGCCGCGAGCGCGCCGACGTCCTCTCCGCGCTCGGGCGCATGGCCGGCGCCGGCAAGCCCGGACACCGCGCCCTCGCGACCCACGGAAAAGGCGCCCGCGAGGTCAGCCCGTGGACGCTGCCGGTTTACCCGCCGGGCGTCCTCCCCGGCGGCGCGACGGACCTATTGGCGATGGACGACGCGGGCGGTGCCGCGCAGTGGAACGCGATCCCACCGGCGTGGCTCTACGGCGCCGTAAGCGGGACGGGATACCACGGGATGTGGGCCGAGGGCATCGGCTTCATGGGTTATCCGTACCTCGCCGAGCTGACGCAGCGGGCGGAATACCGCCGCCCCTCCGAGGTCATGGCCGAGGAGATGACGCGCGAGGGTTTCCGGATCAACGCCTCGGGCGACGACGACAAAACCGAGCGGGTCAAGGTCATCGAGGAGAAGCTCAAGGAGTTCAACGTCGCCGAAGTCCTCCGGAGCGCGGTGGAGTTTGAGGGGTTCTTCGGCCGGTCTCAGGTCTATCCCGACCTCGGCCCGCTCAACGACGACACGATAAAGACGCCGCTGCTCCTCCGACCCGAATACGTGGGGAAAGGGTCGTTGAAGGGGTTCCGGGCGATCGACCCGACCTGGACGGCGCCGAATGACTACGACGCGACCGACCCCACGCGCGCCGATTTCTATAAGCCGCAGACCTGGTTCATCACGGCCCGCCTGTGGAGCGCGTCGCGGCTCCTTACGATGAACTCGCGGCCGGTACCGGACATCCTGAAGCCCGCGTACAATTTCGGCGGCCTGAGTCTCTCGCAGATGCTCAAGCCGTACGTGGACAACTGGCTCCGCACGCGGCAGGCGGTATCCGACCTACTCTACGCGTTCACCGTGTTCGTCCTCTCCACCGATTTGAACGCGCAACTCGCGGGCGAGGGCGAGGCTCTCGGGCCGGGGACGAACGAGACGACGCGCGCCCAGGCGTTCGTGATGGCCCGGGACAACCTCGGGCTTATGATGATCAATAAGGACCTCGAGGAGTTCCAGAACGTCTCGGCGCCGCTCGGCGGGCTCGACCACCTCCAGGCGCAGGCGCAGGAGCACATGGCGGCGGTCGCGGCGATCCCCATCGTCAAGCTGTTCGGGATCACCCCGTCGGGGCTGATGGCGACGGCCGACGGAGAGATCCGAACGTTCTACGACACGGTCAAGGCGCGACAGAAGAAGGTCCTCAGCCCGATCCTCGATACGATCGTCAAGCTCATCCAGCTCTCCGAGTTCGGCAACGTCGATCCGGCGATCGGCCACGAGTGGGTGCCGCTCTACCGGCTCGACGCGGCGGGCGAGGCGTCCGTCCGGAAGACCGACGCGGACACCGACGCCGTGCTCATCCAAGCCGCGGTGATCTCGCCAGAGGAGTCCCGCACGCGGCTCGCCGCCGACGCGACGAGTCCGTATCACGGCCTCGAGGGGCCGCCGCCCGAGCCCCCCGCCGCGCCGCCCGAGGGCGGCGGTGGCCTGGGCGCCGACCCGTCCGAACGCGTCGACAGCGCCGCCGAGGGCGGGGCGAAGACCGGCGCGAACGCGGCGGACGAGGCGCCCCCTTTTTCCTTCGACGCTGAGTTCAAGGAAGGCGATCATCCGCGCGGTCAGCCGGAGAACGCCGGGCAGTTCGGGCCCGGAGGAAACAGCGATAAAACGTCGCCGGACGCGCCGGAAAATGTCACTGACCCTATCGCCGCTATGGCGCTTAAGAAAATATTGAGTATCAAGTATCTCCCCGGAGCTACGAACGCCCAGAAAGTTGAAAAATTAGGCGCGTTAAGCGACCCGGAAGATCCGTCGGTCGCCAGTTACTTGGGATCGCTGAAATCCTACCTTGCGTGGGGCGGCAACTACGCCCCTAAACAAGAAACTCTTTCTCCTGAGTTATCGCGGCCTGCCGCTATTGGTTACGAACCGCATACTGAGTCTCAGAAAAATATTTATGCAGACTTAGAAATGGCTGACCCGGTTCGTGAGAACATCGCGTTTGAAGTAGACGGCAGAAAAATTCTTTATAAGAGGGATACGGGTAAGATCCCGGCCGACTGGTACGAGAAAGTTACGTCGGCTTATGCTGACGGCGCCGAGCCATTGTCGAACGACGTTGATGCCGCGATGTCGGGTTACGCCAACGCCGTCGATTTGATGCTTACTAAAGATGAAGATTCCGCGGTATGGAATTATAAGGGATCGGGGTACGATGAGATCAGAAAACGGCTTCTTGGGAAGAAGAAAAACGTAAACGACGCCGTTGAAAAAAATATTTCTGACCTAAAATCCGCCATAAATAAAACGGCGTTACCCGCAGACACCGTCTTATACCGCGGATTCAGGGCTTCTTTGAAAAAAATTGCTGGTATCGACCTCGCCGACGCCGTGGGAAAATCGTTTGTTCATAAAAATTTCGCTTCATTTTCTCGAGACGACGAAGTAGCGGCGGAGTTTGGCGGATCTACGATGATGAAAGTTACAATCAAAGCTGGCACTCCAGCTTTAGTTTTAGGTGAACAGAACGGCGGGGAGCGGGAAGTGCTGATTGACTGTAATTCGGTATTTAAGATAGATAAAATTAAAAAAGTTGGATCGCGCAACGTCATTTTCGTAACTTATCTTGGGACTTCCGTCGATGAATAATGATGGCCGCCGATTTGTAGTCCTTGATGAAGATATTGAGTTGACTGACGGCGACGCGGCAGCTCAGAACAACGAAAAAGGTAAAGAGCAGGGCGCCGAGGCCCGCGCGAACGCGGCGGACGTAGCACTCGACGCGCAGGTCGGCAAGTGGGAAGAGGGCAAGCACCCGCGCGGCCCTGACGGCAAGTTTGTCGCGGGCGCGGGCGAGGCGGTCAAGTCCTACGGCGAGACGCTTGGCGGTAAGAAGGGCTCCGCTGCGGGCCTGATCAAGCATATGCTGGCCTCGGGTGACTTTTCTGCAGGCGATGTCTTCGCCACGGCGAAGGCGGCCTTTGGGGTTGACCTCCCAGGAAAGGGCTATACGCCTGAGTCCTATGTGAAGTGGTACCACAGCGATATGAAGAAGAAGGGGCTTAACCCGCCCCCGATCCCAAAAGTCACAAAGCCGAAGGCCGAACAGGAAGCTATGAAGGAAGAGTCTGACGACCCTGACGCAGAGCTCGGCGCGGGGCCTGAAGAAAAGGAAACGCCCGAGGCAGCAAAGGCCCCCGCGAAAGCGGCGAAGGCTGACTGGCTTATTAGTCAGGCGGCGAAGAACATCATCGCTCCGGTCGAGAAGCTCATCGAAGACCCGAACTTCAGTTCTCCGAATAAGGCCGCCGTAAAGGCGAAGCTCGACGAGATCAACGCCGCGACCGCGGCCGAATACCCGATCGCGGCGCTCGTGAAGATCACCCCGATGACCCAGTCGGGCCCGATGCCGAGCACAGTCAACGCCTTCCTCGCCCAGCTCGAAGCGGAGAACGGGATCGAGCCCGACACGGCGACCCCGGTCGAAGGGCCGAAGCCGAGCGCGGCGGTCAAGGCGGCTGCCGTAAAGGCCGTCTACGCCGTTGCCAAGGACCTCCCTCACTACGAGACGGAACAGGCCCACAAGTACCAGGACGCGAAGGGTCAGAAGGTCCGCTCTGTCTTTAAGGCAGACACCGCGACGATCGATGACCACGGGTACGCGAAGGTCACCGCGGCCTACGGGAACGATCCGGACGACGCGATGACGCCCGAGGTCTGTAAGGCGATGGACGAATATAGTACGGTCGTTCGTAAAAAGATGTCCTCCGCCGAGGACGCCGCAGTGACGTCCTACAAGGGAAATGGTTATCATTCGATCAACGGATACCTCCTCGGCAAAAAGAGTGGTGAAGGCGGAGTTAAGGAGAAGGTCGATAACATCCGTTCGGCGATCCGTAAGACCTCGGTTCCGGCGGACACGCCGGTCTGGCGCGGTCTTACCGCGAGCCTGAAGGACCTGACCGGCTTCGACGATCCGGCCCAGGCTGTCGGTCGATGCTTTGAGCACAAGAACTTCGCGTCCGTCTCGCGCCACTTTCAGACCTCGGCCGCTTTCGGTGACAAAGTCATGCTCAAGATGACCCTGAAGGCCGGAACGCCGGGCCTCGTCCTCGGCGGGCAGGGTACGAGCGGCGAGGCGGAAATCGTTCTCGACCATTCCTCGATGTTCCGCGTCGACAAGGTGGAACAGAACCCATACGGCGGCGATGCGAAGCACGTCGTCCATGTGACTTACCTCGGAGTACGTGAAGATGGCTGACGAAAACGACCGCTCGCGTTGGACGACCGAGGCGGAGGGCGTCGCCCCCTTGACCCTGGAAGGTACCGAGGACCGGACAACCCCGGAAAACCACGTGAAGGCCGAGGAAAATGCCCTTACTATCGCCAAGGCCCGCCACGAGAGGGTCGCCCTCGAGGCCGAGTGACCAAGCTCGTCGCGACGTCCCCGAAGCCCGTCCACGTCCCGGCGACGCGCCCGAACGCGGGGATCGAAGTCGCCTACCGGAAGCGGCTCCTCGCCGCGCTCGCCGCGATGGAGAAGAACGTCCTCCGCACGGTCAGCCTGCTCTACGCCGACGACCCGCCCGAGCTGGCTCAGGACGAGTCCCCGGCCGCTGCGCTCGCGGCGGCGATGGTCGAGCTCCGGCGGCGGTGGGATCGGGAGTTCTCGACCATCGCGAACACCTGGGGGCGGCGGTTCACGGCCGACGCGACCGGGCACGCGGACCGGGCCTTCGCCGCGCAGCTCCGCAAGGCGGGGTTCACGGTCAAGTTCACGATGTCGGCGAAGGCGCAGGACGTCTTCACCGCGACGCTGAAGGAGCAGGTCAACCTGATAACGTCGATATCGGCCGAGGCGATGACGCAGCTCTCGTCGGTCGTCGCGCAGAGCGTCACGACCGGGCGCGCCGTCGGCGATCTCGCCAAGGCGCTCCGCGAGCAGTTCGGCGTCGAGCGGCGCCGCGCGGCGACCATCGCCCGGGACCAGAACTCGAAGGCGACGGCGACGATCACCAGGGTCCGGCAGGAGGAGCTCGGGATCACCCAGGCGCGGTGGTCGCACTCGGCCGGCGGCAAGGTTCCCCGCCCGGAGCACGTCGCGTTCTCGAAGGGGGCGCACCGCGGCCAGAACCCGGGGCCGATCTACGACATCGCCAAGGGCGCGCTGCTCGAGGGAAAGTGGACGTGGCCGGGTGTCGAGATCAACTGCCGGTGCGTGAGCGTATCAATTTTGCCGGGGTTGAAGACGTGAGAGGGTTTAAGGAGGCCGATCACCCGCGCGGCCAGGCCGACGCCGTCGCCCTAGACCGCGCCGCGCTGGAGAACCGCACCGTATCGAAGGACGGCCACCTCCACGTCGCGAAGAGCCATATCTCGAAGGCGCAGGTTTCCGAGTACAAGGGCGCGGAGATCCCCGGTGCCGAGGCCCTCGGACTCGACCCGGGGAAGACCTACCGCCTCCTTCGCGACCCGGCCGAGCTCGCGAAGGCGGCGAAGACGTTCGATAACCTACCGATCC